CAATGCCAAGGGGCAGGAAATCGCGATCAAACGGGGCCAATTGCACGTCTCGATTGCCGGTCTCGCATCTGCCTTTGGGTGGTCAAAAAAGCGCGTTCGGACCTTTTTGGGGCGGCTCGAAAGGGTGTCCAAAGTGGGCACAGCCAAGGGACAAGCCGGGACCATCCTAACTATCTGTAAATATGACGATTATCAGGGCGAGGATAATTCATCGGGCACAGCAAAGGGCACAGTCGGGGCACAGTCGGGGCACACACATAAAGAAGGGAAAGAAGGGAAAGAAGAAAGAAACAAGGGCGCGCTCGCTTCGCGACCGGCTGATGTTTCTGAATCTGTCTGGGCGGATTTCCTATCGCTGCGAAAAGCCAAGCGCGCTCCGCTGACTGAAACCGCACTGGTCGCAATTCAGCGGGAGGCGGAAAAGGCGGGCTGGGCGCTTGAGGCCGCGCTGACAGAGTGTGTCGCCCGAGGCTGGCAGGCCTTCAAGGCCGGTTGGGTGGCTGCCGCCAACGACCAGAGCGAAACTGGCAAGTTTGGGGAAGTCTGGTGACCTGGCGTCCGACAAGAGCGGGCAAAATGCTGTGTCCGGAGTGCAGTCACACCAGAAAAAACAAGAAGGACAAATGCCTGAGCGTCTCTCGGGATGAAAGGGGCTGGGTTTGGAATTGTTTCAACTGCGGATTTTCAGGAGCGGAAAATGACGATGCATCCGAAGCACAAGGACTGGATCGAGGCGCGTGGTCTCGACGTGGCGCTTGCCGAGAAGCTGGGGCTCGAAACCGTCCTGCGCGAAGGCAAGAACTGGCTCGCGGTTCCGTATCGAGTGGACGGGGAAATCCTGAACCACAAGTATCGCCTGACCAGCGAGAAGGATCATCGCATGGACACCGGAGCGCCTCTTGCGCTCTGGAACGCGGACTGCCTGAAAGACCCCAAGGTTCGCAGCGGGCAAGCGCCTGTCGTGATAACCGAGGGGGAGTGGGATGCGCTGGCGGTGATCCAGTCCGGCCATCCGTTCGCAGTGAGCGTGCCCGGTGGGGCGCCCTCCCAAGTGACGACGGACCTCGACAGCGCGAAGCGGTATGAGTGGGTTGACCGTCACGCCGAGCAGCTTGCCCACGTCCGCGAGTTCGTGATTGCGGCGGACGACGATCAGGCCGGGTGGAACCTGCGGACTGACCTCGTCGCGCTGCTCGGGGCCGACCGCTGTCGGTTCGTTGAATACCCGTTTCCCTGCAAGGACCTCAACGAAGTCTTGCTCGAAGATGGGCCGGAGCGGGTTGTGGAGTGCATCACGACCGCCAAGCCGTTTCCGGTGCAGGGGCTCTACACGATCGACGATTTCCCCGAGAAAGGCGAGGTCCGGTCCTACCCCATCGGCGTCGAGCCGATCCGCGAGATGATCGAGATTGTTCCGGGCACCCTCACGGTCCTGACCGGCTATTCCAACATGGGAAAATCCACGTTGATGAATGTCATCATCGCCCATGCGCTGCGGCATCTGTTTCCGGTGTGTGTGGCCTCGTTCGAAACTGATGTTCGCCCCATCCTCGTCGATGGCCTGAGCCGGGCTATGGCGGGGATGCACAACCTCACTCCGGAGCACAAGGAAATCGCCACGAAGGTCCTGCGCGAGCGGCTGCACATCATCTCGCAATCGGTCGATGAGGACATGGAAATGGACCTCGACAAGTTTCTCGACCTGTGCCGCCTCGCGGTGCGGCGCGGTGCGAAGATGATCGTGCTCGATCCTTGGAACGAGCTGGAGCACAAGCGCCGCCGGGACGAGACCGAGACAGACTACATCGGCAGGGCCATTCGCGCGATCAAGCGCTTTGCCAAGCAATACGATGTCGCGTTCTGGATCGTCGCGCACCCCACGAAGCCGCAGATGGGCGTGAGCAAGATTCCCGGCCTCTACGACATTTCGGGCTCTGCCAATTGGGCGAACAAGCCCGACTACGGCCTGACCTATCACCGCCCGAAGCCGAAAGAAAACCGCGCCACGATCCGCGTTCACAAGGTCCGCATGGGCCTGCCGGGGCGGAAGGACGAAGCCGAAGTCACATTCGACTTCCGGGAACACAAGTTCCGTGAAGCAGCATGAAAACCGCATCGGAGAAGCCAATGCCAAGTTCCTCGCAGACCTCGCAACGGGAGTCTCTGACGACGAGCTGCGCAACCGATGGAAGCGGGGCGACTACCAAGGGATCGGCGAACAGTTCGTTGCGGGATGGAGGCGGCTCGCAGGCCGGGCTTAGAGCCTCACACCACACCTACGACTGCGAATGGCATTTAGACCAATACCCGTGGGAGTGCACTTGCGGGGCGATTAGGCGACGGGAGGACGGAAATGGCTAAGGGACGCAGCGATCCGAACGCAAAGCGCAGGGACGAGACGTATTTGCAATGGCGCTCCCGTCTTGCCCGACAGCAGGAAACCGCACGTCGGCAGGGCGAGGACATCGTAACGCCTGAGACGTTGGCGCAGGGCGGCTTGGAGCGCGCCATGTCCCCGGATCAGGAGCGGGCCAGAACCTACCGGCGGACTACGAAGTCTTCGCTTGCCCGGTTGAAGGATCGGGGTGTCATAACCGACGAACAGCACGCTTCGGCGCTGGAAATCGCGGAAGTGGTCGAGCGGATAGAGCGCGGCGTCGGTGTAGCTTCGGCAAGCCTCGCGGCCCGCGTTGATTGCAGCGGTGGTCGATACGATCCTCACATGGAGAGCCTGCACCGTGTCCGCATGGAGAGGGCTTACAGCGCATGGCGGCGCGCTCTGCCGTTACCGCGCCGCATGTTCCTCGACATGGTAACTGAGGATCACCAGCTCGCCATGATCGCCCGCCGCCACAATCGCAGCTGGGTATGGGCAATCCGCGCACTCAAAGAGTGCCTGGACACATGGCCCGACGAACGCAAGCGCGCCTTCGATGCAATCGATCAGGACGATTTAGACAGGGCGGTGCAGAAAGTCGCTTGACCCAGGTGAACAAGTGTGATACCGGATAGTCAGGATCAAGAGTTGCGCCTAGAGCGCACGAACATGCGGAATAGCGCATAAGTCCCCCATATGCGGATTAGCGCATACCGAACGCTCACTTCTCTGCAATGCGAGCTTTCGGTAGCATACGGATTAACGAGGTTAACGCCCGTCATTACCCGAGCGGGGAACATCGGATGAGTTGGGAGGCGACCTAGGGCGCCGTTAGAACCAGCATCGGGTTCCAGTTTAGCGGCCACAATCGACGGTAAAGGGTTGTTCTAGTCGCTGGTCGATAGCCTAGAGCCTGCCGCAACCATAGAAAGCCCGCCACGCCTCTCAACGATGCGCACCATGGCGGGCTACTCGCATCGGCCCCAAGCGGGTCGCGCCCCGTTCCACCGATGATCAAGTAAGGTATCGCACAGGCTGCGAACACATCGCCGCTGCGATCGGGGCACATATTCAGGAGTGAAAGAATGGACGGCGCTCGTTTTGCTAAGATCGTTAAGACCCCCGTGGGCGATGCCATCCTGATCGACGGCACCGTCATCAACCTTGTCGCGCCTGATGGCCGTGAGGATGAATACGTCGAACTCTTCGTCACGGCGCTCCGCAATCATGACGTATCTGCCGTGCGCTGCGAGGCTGGCTCAATCATGGCTACTATTGGGGCGGTGCAGGCGAACTGAGCCCTTTCGCAGAGGTGCGCTTATGCCTCGCTACGTCACCCGCGCCCGCCGCGTAAAAGCTGACACCGATTGGTATGAGCCACCCCTGATTACCAACATCGAGGTAACGGAAAGCGAGCCTGTCTGGGCCGGACTTCTGGACCAGGACGGCAACGACATCATGCGGATGGCCGACCCGATTGGGTTCGTCCACTTCTGACACCGATGCACACTCAATACACACCGGGAGTAACGCATGGGCAGGCCGAGCAAATACGACCCCGCCTATTGCGACCAGCTCGCCGAGCATTTCGCTGAGGGCTACAGCTTCGAAAGCTTCGGCGGCGTCGTTGGAGTGAGCAAGCAAACGCTCTACAACTGGTGTGACGAGCACGCCGAGTTTCTGGACGCCAAAAAGACCTTTGAGACAGCAAGTCAGCTTGCATGGGAGAAGCGGCTACGTTCGTTGGCTACGTCTGGTGAGGGCAACGCGACCGCGATCATCTTCGGACTCAAGAACCGCGCGTCGGATAGCTGGCGCGATGTAAAGGCCACCGAGATCACTGGCAGGGATGGCGGGCCTGTCGAAACGAAGGTGAGCCGGATCGA